TTTAATACATATGATGGCCAAGGCGAGATAGACGTAACAAGTGAAAATTTAGAAGACTTACCGCAAGGCATCATCGATGATGACGATTGCGATAGTTGTGTAATTTAAAAGAGAAGATGAGAGATAATGTCAATACTAAATGTAAAAAATGAAAAATACCACACAGAAGCGAATGCGTTTCTAGATGGAGATCTTGGGTTTCAGCGATATGATACTGTTAAGTATAAACAGTTTGATAAACTAACTGAAAAACAATTAGGTTTCTTTTGGCGCCCAGAAGAAGTAGATGTTAGTAAGGATTCAAAAGATTTTAAAGATCTTACTGATCACGAACAACATATCTTTACGGCTAACCTTAAAAGACAGATCCTATTAGATAGCGTACAAGGACGAGCACCAGTAGAAGCATTTGCTCCTATTGTTAGTTTACCAGAACTTGAAAACTGGATTATCACGTGGACGTTTAGTGAAACAATTCACTCACGTAGTTACACACATATTATTCGTAATATCTATTCAAACCCAACTAAAGTGTTTGACGAATTAGCAGACAGTAAAGAGATTGTTGAATGTGCAGACGACATTAGTAAGTACTACAATGATCTTATTGATTATGCAAAATGGTACCATCTACTAGGCGTAGGTACACATACAGTAAATGGCAAGAAGATTGTTATTGACATGTACGAGCTGAAGAAGAAAGTTTGGCTATGTGTTAATAGTGTTAATGTTCTTGAAGGTATTAGATTCTATGTTAGTTTTGCTTGCTCGTGGGCATTTGCAGAACTTAAGAAAATGGAAGGTAATGCTAAAATTATTAAGTTCATTGCACGTGATGAAAATGTACACTTAGCAAGTACACAGTATTTGTTGTCAAAAGTGTTAACTAAAGAAGATCCAGATTTTGAAAAAATAAGAAAAGAATGCGAGCCAGAAGTTATTCAAATGTTTGTGGACGCAGTAGAGCAAGAAAAAGAATGGGCAGATTACCTGTTCAAAGACGGATCAATGATTGGCTTAAATGCACAGCTACTACATTCATATATTGAATGGATTTGTTGTAAGCGTATGGTTGCATTGGGTATGAAATGTCCGTATACAACTTCACAGTCTAATCCACTTCCGTGGACAGCAAAATGGATTAGTGGAGCAGAAGTACAAGTAGCACCACAAGAAACAGAGATTAGTTCTTATATAGTCGGCGGTGTGAAAAAAGACGTATCCGACGATACGTTCTCAGGAATGAGTTTATAACAAAGCGATAGCACAATGATTACAATTTACGGAAAAACAGCGTGTCCATATTGCGTACAAGCAAAGGCACTTTGCGAAAAACGTGGATATGAATACGAGTATAAACAGCTAGGCACAGATTTTGAAAGGGAACTAATGACAGAAAAGTTTCCAACAGCAAGAACGTTCCCACAAATAGTTATTGGCGAACTCAATATAGGTGGCTACGATCAACTACTACAATATATCGAAGATACCGGATACAACGGTACTGGATACACAATAGGAAACTAATATGTTAATAGACGTACAATACAAGAAGAATGATATAGTAAGTTTAAAACTTACTTCAGGTGAAGAAATGGTCGCAAGACTAGAAGCGGAAACAGAAACAGAAATTACAATAGTAAAGCCTTACATGCTAATAGCAAATCCAGACGGACAAGTAGGCCTTGCACCATTTATGTTTACTGTAACTCCAGATGCGAAGTTTAAACTAAAGATAAATAATGTTATATGCATAGTTAAAACAGCAAAAGATGCTGCAGATATGTATATTAAACAAAGTACAGGAATAGCAATTGCCACAGGTTCATAGAAACGGAGACGCTAGATTATGTGGTGCAACTACAAATGCACAAGCACATATGAATGTCTACATAAACACTCAACCAATTAGTGTTGATGGAGATCCAAATAGCCATGGCGGTGGAAGCCTTGGTGCTAGATGTAAAAACTTTTATGTAGGTGGAAAGCTAGTAGTACTAAATGGTAACCCAGCAGGCGCAGACGTGTTCTGTCCAATTCCACCACATTGTGGTCCAGACGCTAGTTCTGGAAGTCCAGACGTATACATAGGATTATAATATGAGCAATGATTTCGTTGAAGGTATAAAGGATGCTAGTGATTATATAAACGGCACATCTGTAGATATTCCTACAGGTAAAGTTACAGTCAACGCAAATGATGGTAGTATAACAGCTCAAACACAAGCATACAGCTTGAAAGAAATCATATGTAGCCTTTTAGCAGGAAACGGCATTAAATTGCCTAACTTACAAATATGTTTAAAAATTAACTTAGGTAGATTAATACCTGAGATTCCAGCAGGCTTAGAAGACTTAAAAGCTAAACTAGAAGAAGCAGAAGCCGCATTAGACGAATTTATTGCACATACAAATATTGACAATGCACTAGGTAGACTTAATGCCGCAGTAGCAGAATTTGCCGCTATTGCAAACATGATTAACTTCTGTGGAACACCAGTAGTACCACGTGCTATACCAAACGTCTTACGAGATGCAATGGGTAGTTTTACAGGTGCAGGAAAAGGTATACTTGACACACTTGGCACAATGGCAAGTAGCGACATTGGTGGGTGTATAGGCGGAGATGGTAAATTTAATCCAGACCTATTTACTGGTGGATTGTTAGGAAAGCTAGGAGCTCAAATTGGAGCGTTATCTAGTTTACCAGATGCAATTAAGCAAGATATTATGAATGACCTAAATGGGTTTACTTCAGATATGAAAAATTTAATAGAATTTGAAAATAACTTTGCAGGAGCTTCGTCAAATGGCGGTAGCTTATTTTCACCAACAAATAGAGTAAATGCAAACGTTGGCGTAGCAGTTGATATGGATAATATGACACTAGCAAAAAGTCAGCAGTATGCAAGTAACTTACAATCATTATATAATGGATTAAAAGCATACGAAGTAGATGCAAATGGTAATAACATTTTTGATTATTTACTAGAACCAGAGATGATTGCAAAATTAAACAATGATGGAAGCACGACTGTTCCATTATCAGAAAGAGATCCTATATACGATCATTGTAATAGGGTTATTGGGTATACAGAGCGTAGTACACAAACAGTACAAGAAACTAGTGTAGGAAGTCCTGTATCAGCAAACACCCAACCAGGCTTAGTAGGATTAGCAGAAAGTGGAACAATAGTAACTAGTACACCAGCTACTACATCAGTACTTGATGGAACATCATCTGTCAGTAGTACTAGTCGTATGGGAACAGGTGCAAAAGGCACAACAGGTGCTACAGGTGCTCAAGGCCCAGCAGGTGCTGCAATTGCTGAAAATCAACCTACAAGTAATAGACCAGCAAACCCAGCATTAGGACAAATTATCTTTAATACAACTACAAATATGTTTGAAGGTTGGAATGGTACAATATGGGTAACAATAGTATCAGCAGTATCATTAGAAATAACACCGTAATAGCGTTAATAACGCTATTTTACACAAATCCACAAAAAACAAGACATTTCGGTTGACAAATGTAACTCTTACTAGTATAGTAGTAGTTAATAAGAACTTAACTTAGAAAAAGTGAATATTATGGAAAAAAGTAATGAGAGCAACTAAATATGACGATGGCATAAAGAGGATTAAAGCTAAAATTGAAGTCCCAATGAGTGAGGACGATGTTAGTAACTTTATTCTTAGTGCCCTTACAAGTAACGTAGTTGATTTATCAGCAGTGCAACGCCTTAACAAGCGTGAACTGTTACAGCTAGCAAAAGAAGAAGTTCGCATAAATGGAACTGAAGCTATTGTATCAGAATCTGTAGATAATGACACGAAAGTTATAGTAAGGAACTATGTCAAGCAAATGTTTCCGGAATTGCAATAATGAAAGATGATGTACTTGATTATCTGTTTGATATAACAGAGAATATGGATATACATGCCCATGCAAGTGAGTCTTTTTATGATCCTTTATCAGATATGGAACCCAAAATTGGTGTAGACGTATTAATAAAGGTGGCTGCAATTAACGAGAACATTCAGCACTAAATAACACGTAAGCGAATTATGCCGATGTAGCTCAGCTGGTAGAGCAATTGATTTGTAATCAATAGGTCCCGAGTTCGACTCTTGGTATCGGCACCATTACATACTATGCCCCGATGGTGGAATTGGTAGACACGCTAGTCTTAGGAACTAGTGCGAAAGCGTGAGAGTTCGAGTCTCTCTTGGGGCACCAAAATACTAGAACTAATTAATAGGCTAATAGGAATGCCGGCTGAGAAAAGCAATAGACAACGGACATAAATACACATAGTAATAAGTTAGGAAAGGATTACTGTAATGGAAGATACAATAAAGCAAGCACTTGAACTTCATGCCAGAGGCCAAATTGCGAAACATAAAGCCAACGTACTAATTTACTTAAAGAATCCTGTAGGCATTGGAGAACATCCAGGTGTCATAGACGCAGTTGAAGAAGAGATTCAAGCAATTGCAAAATATCACGATCAACTTGAAGTACTAAGTACGTACTTCTAAATTATCGGGGCTGTAGCTCACCTGGGAGAGCGCCTGCTTTGCAAGCAGGAGGTAGTCGGTTCGAGTCCGTCCAGCTCCACCAATTTTAATAGTGGAAATAAATGAAAACTGTAATATATCAAAACAATCTAGGAAGTGCATCAGGAATTCACTGGTGGCTTGCTAATGAAACTAATGTAGGACCGCAGCTGTATTCATTTACTGATGCGTATTTGCGTCCGGCAGGAGATCACGTTGGTGGCATTGTAATTGAAGATAGTAGTGCAGAATTACACAGTACACATAAAGAATCACTGTTAATATTAGATACAACTACTGCAACCGGCGAGTTAGATGTATTAGCTCCTTTTACAAACGTAGCTGATACTAACCACACTGAAAAACATGATATGTTTTTATGGAGTAACTTTGGTGGTAACTTACTTGATACAACACAGGTTATTAAAGCAGATAAAACTATTTTAGTAGATAACACTCCTGAAGAACAACTATTCTTTTATATTAGTCAATACGCATTTTCGTGGATTGATTCAATAGAAGACTTAGATGAACAAACAACAGAGTGGGTAAACGATCACCCAGAATCGTCAATTTTTAACGACATTTGGTTAAATAAGCATAAGGAAGTCTTCCATAAGGCATTTACTGATGGAACACTCAAGTACATGTGGCAATTAAACTTTGCACATCATGACTTGGCAAACAATTTAAAGAGTGGCGGAACTGATACACAGATCCCTGATGCAGATGATCATGGAAGACTGTTTGAAGTTAAACGCAACGATATAGCAGAGCAGTCAATGACAGATACTTTATTTGAATATTCAAATAGAGAAATAGATCATATAGTAGTAGGTGATGATTGGTTTAAGGATAAAGGAGACAGTATTTTAAGTTACCTTGATATGTTAAACACATTTAGACTTAAGAAATTCTATTTAGATTATCACAAAATGTACATGCGAAAAAAAGTATTGTACGAAGATAAATTTTCAAAACATTTATAGGAGTATAGGCTATGGCTTATTCAGACAAGGTGATGGACCATTATGAGAACCCACGAAACGTAGGTAAATTTAATGCTGAAGAAAGTAACATTGGTACAGGTATGGTAGGAGCTCCAGCGTGTGGAGACGTAATGCGTTTACAAATCAAAGTAGATGAAAATGGTATTATTGAAGATGCTAAATTCAAAACTTATGGTTGCGGTAGTGCTATTGCTAGTAGTAGTTTATTAACTACAATGGTAAAAGGTATGACGTTAGATAAAGCAGGCTCAATAAAGAACATGGATATTGCACATGAACTTGCATTACCTCCAGTTAAGATACATTGCAGTGTACTAGCCGAAGATGCAATTAAATCTGCTATTGCAGATTATCAAGGCAAAAACCCAGTACCTGAGGGTGCTAGCTACTACGAAATTAAGTAGATAACTAATATAGTGGAGGGTTGGCAGAGTGGTCGATCGCGTTGGTCTTGAAAACCAATGAACTGCAAGGTTCCGAGAGTTCGAATCTCTCACCCTCCGCCAGTAACATTAAGGAAGTTAAATGAATACAGTAGATAAAATAA